GTTCGTCATGCCGCTTCCTTCCAGTTTTTGCTGATGGCGGCGCTCGCCGTGAACGCCATCGTGGGTGCGCCCTCGACGAGGCTCCACTCCACGCTGAGCGTGTCTTCGATGAAGCGCGCGACCTCTTGTGCTTTGTCCTCAGCGCATTCAGCGTAGAGCGCGTCGTGAACTTGCGCGATGAGGACAGCCGTGGGATCGATGTCGGCAAGACCGCAGTACACTTCCCACGTGCGCAGGTTCATGATGTCTGCACCGCCCGCCTGAATCTCGTAGTTGTAAGCGATGGTCGCCTCGACGTCGCCGAGCGGGAACACGCGATGCCGGCCAAGGATGGGCGAGACGACTTTGCGCTCGCGGAGGGCGCGCTTGAGCGTCGCTTCTCGGCGGCGCACGATGCCAGGGTACTCTTCGAAGTACGTCTTGATGACGCGCTGGATGATGTTGACCGTGATCGGCGGCCCCTCGTAGCCGCCATCGTAGATGCTCTTCAGAATCGTTGACGCACCCGAACCATACGCGAGGCCGTAGACTGCGCGCTTGACGATGTCGCGAAGAAGCTTCGCCTGATCGTACGCTTCCTTTTTGAACGCCGATTCGCGGTAGGCTTCGAGGTAGGCGTCGCCGAAGACGCGCTCAGCCATGTACGCGTGCGGGTCTTTGTCCGGATTGAGCTTGTCAGACCCATCGGCTTCTGCGCAGCGCCGGATGAGCTTGGGGTCGCCCGAAAGCGCCGCCGAGATACGCAGCTCGAGCTGATCGTAGTCCGCGCCGACAATCACGCGACCGTCGGGCGCGATGATCATCGACCGCATGTACTTGGGCCAATTTTGGCACTGACCCGCGATTGTGATCTCGTTGTTCCGCCGTACGACGATGTAGCCCGTCGGGACCGATACACAGTACACATCGCCCCGCCAATGTTCTGTAGTTTTCTCGACGCGCCCAGTCCCTACGCTATCGTCACGACAGCGATCGACCTGCCATGACACCGCCCCCGTGCCCGCGGGCGCGTACCGGCGCATAGTCGCGCGCCGTCCACTCGTCGCAATGAGCGCTTGTACGACATCGGCGTTCTGCTTGTCCTTGGACGCGTAGTGATTGCCCCGTGTGGCGCACCCGTCCCACAGAAAAATCTCGTCAGCAACGTATTCGTGCTCTTCGGCCGTCAAGCCCCACGCCCACGCCCACGTGAATTGCTTATCCGGAAATGTTTCCCGAAGCTGCTCGGCGACATCGCCCGAAATGGCGATCCGTGTCTGTGGTCGCCCTTGACGCAACTCTCCCTTGTGCGTGTACTGCGATGGCGCTTTTGATCGAACACTGTACGCTGCGCCCACCTCGTCAAGGGCCCACAAGAGACGCCGGATTTTCCGCTCTTTCGCGAAATTGAAGACGACTTGCCGCCCACCCGCGGGGTAGTGACCATCAGCTTGCGTCGCGCACTCAAGCGTCCGCCAAGCAACGTCCGTCGGTCGTGACACGTCACGTGTAAGCCGGCCAGCGTGAATAGAATGCCAGTCGTAATCTTGGGGCGCATCTTCGGCAGTGACCGTCTTGCAGCGGTGCAGGCGGTCAAGTTTTCGGTGGCGAAAGAGGCAGCGGTGATCCGGCGTGACAAAGAGATCGAGCCGACGGCCTTTGAGGCGCACCATCGGGCCATCGTGCGCTTTGCGGATGTACGCGGTGGGCTGAACCCAATCCACAACGCCGCTACGCGGATCGTACTGCGCTACCCGCGTATGCGTCTGCGGGTCTATTTCGTCAAAGCGAACCCAACCGGCGGGCGTGAGAAGCTCCGTCGCGCCATCAAAACAATTTGGATCACTCGACCAACGACCCGTGCGCGCGCCCCACGGCTTCCACACGGGATGGATGCGCCCGTCGAACGCCTTACAGATTTTCGGCGACTCAATGTAATGACTGCGGTGATAGTCGTGCTGCTTCCAGCGCAAAAGCGCATCAATGAACGGATGCGCGCCGCCCGCGAGAAGCTTGAAGAGGTCTTCCTTCGCCGTGCCCGCCTGACCGGTCTTGGTGCGCCGCGGCACAATGAATCCGCAGGGGCCTGCTGGGTCGTAGAGCGCCCATTCGAGCGCTTTGCCCGACGGTACGAAGTCGTCTTGGCCGACGATCTTTCGCATTTCGCCGAGCGCGCCTGTGACCTTCTCAGCGTTTTCCGTTCGCACCGTATCGCGCGCAATGTCGTTGAGCGGCAAGCCCGCCCACTGCATCTCGAGCGCGACCCCCGTCATCTGCATGTCGATGTCGTAGACGCCGTGGAGCTTGTCGCCGTCCAGTGCGAGAAGACCATGCGCACCGTCAGGGCCGCGCATCTTTTCATCGACGAGCGCCGTCAGACGCGTGTCCTTCGCGTTGTACTTCGCAAGCGCTTCGAATGTGGGGTAGCCGCTCAGCGCATGCAGCTCGCCCTTGTGAGGCTTTTTGTAGCCTGCGTCTTTCCACGCGGGTGCATCGGTGAGCTCGTGCGCTGCAAAGCCAAGGCCGTGCTCTTCATCCGGGTAGAGCACGTTGTGCGCGACCATACCGTCATGGACGACGCCATCGACGTCGAGACCCCAGAGGAGCCGAAGGCCGGTGCGGTCGTAGTTGCCGTTCCAGAACGTCTTTTCCTTCGTCTCGTCGAGGAAAAACTCTTGAAGGACGTCGAGGAGCGGATCGCCCGCGCCCCAGTTCTTGGTCGGCAAGTCTCGGTACATTCGACCGTCGATGACGAGTGACTGCGCGCGGTCCGCTCGCGCGAATCCGAGGCACGTGATGAGCGTGCACTTGTAGATTCCGTCGAAGCTGTCGGTTTCGATGTCGACCGTGTAGTTGCCTGGCGCGCTGAGCCACTCAGCGACGACCTTGGGGTCATTCGAGATGAGCGGCTCGACGTTGAAGTCCACAGCGTCGCGGCTGAGCAGCTCGCGCGCCTTTTCCATGTGGGCGACCGAGGCGCGCGCCGCGAACTGGCCGCCAATCTGCTTATCCGCGCCGCCGAGCCGTTCCTTGCTGACAGTGCGAAGACAAAACGACGGGTGGTACGTCGGAACGATGTACTTGACGCCGAACTCGTCGAGCCGTGACGACAGATCTTCAGTTCGGAAGACAGCGCCCGCGGTCCCTTCGCGGCCGATGAGCTTGTGCGCGTGCTGAAAGGTGACGAACTCCTCCTCCCGACGCTTTTTGCCGCCGCACAGCCGGCACTTGATGTTCTTTTTGACCTGAAGCTTCTTGATCTTGCTTTCGCAGTTGGGGCACTTGCCCGCGTGCGCGTCGACGAGGCCGTCCCGCCACGCCTTGGCCTCGTCGCTCTTGTACGCGTAGGGGCTCAACTCGAACCACGTGCAGTCGCCGAGCGCGCATTCGAAACCGGGCCCGAGGCCCCGCGTCACGGGATCGCAGTCGCACTCGAAATGCACGAGCTTGGTCTTGTGCACCTCGTAGCCCGTGAGCGCGATGAGCGCAGCTTGCCCCAAAGGCAAAATCACGCGGGGTCGCGCGGCGATGATCTCCGCCTCGAGCCGCGGCAAGCACGAGTAGACAGCCTCCGGAAAGCGATCGTTGAGGCCACCCTTCTGGCTATCTTGAGCGGACATGCGGGGCGGAAGACCGAGCGTCACGTTCGTCAACCAACACGCTTTACGGTCAATCCCTGCTGATTGAAGAAGCGCGTCGAGGAGCCGGCCAGCTTTGCCCACGAAGGGCTCAGCCACCTGGACCTCTTTCATTCCCGGCCCCTCGCCGACAATCATCAAGCCCCCCTCTTCGTAGTCGGGGCCGACCCACGCGTGGCAAAGCTTTCCAACGTCGCACTGCGATTTCATCTCGCAGCGCGTGCAGTCCGCGAGATCCTGGCCGAAGACCGGCGTCGCTTTGCGATTCGGGGTCACAACCCCTCCTCGATCAGTTCGCCCATTACGGCACCGATGAACTCCGCGGCGACGTGCGGGACGATCGCGTTACCGTAGCCGCGCAGTCGTCCCAAACGATTGGGTAGCTCATCGCCCAGCGGGAAAACGCCGGGTTGAGCCGGCCGGATTTTATTGTCACGGCAGAGCCACCACTCGGCGTCTGCCCATGGCCCGCGAGTTGCGCCTGAAGGGATAAGCTCGTCAGGGACACGCCGAGCTGCGAACCGCGTCTCCGGGCTTTGCGTTTGCGCTCGAGAAACTGCTCCGGCGTGCCGCCCGCTTCCTTCGCAGCCGGCGCGCGCGCGTCGTGTGCTTGCGCGGTTACCCAGCCCGCGAGCTTCGCGGCCCCGCCGAGCTTCAAGCAGATCTTGTTCTTGTCGCCGCCGCCGTAAGTGTAGTCCGAGCCTTTGGCGTCGTTCGTCACTGGCGATGGCCACCCAGAAAAGCCGCTGGCGGATGTGTGGGCCGCCGATGCTCGGACAGCACAAATCTGCCGCAGCGCAGGCGTAGTCCAGTGCTTCCAGGTCAGTGAATACAAGGTCGAGCCACGCCCTTCCAAGCGGGCTCGCAATCTGCTCTCCAAAGACGATTGGAGGCTCGCACTCTTCGATGAGCCGCTGCCAGAAGGGCCAGAGGTGTCGCTCATCGTCGAATCCTTCCTTGCGCCCCGCTGCGGAAAACGGCTGACAGGGCGCGCTGCCCGACCACACCGGAACATCCCGAGGCCAGCCCGCGAGATCGAGTGCGTACGGCCATCCACCGATGCCCGCAAAGAAGTGACTCGTGAGGCCGAGGTGGTCTGCGCGAAGCGTCCGAATGTCCAGCTCGCACACGTGGCCATGGGGCAACGCTTCGACGTCGATGAGCTCGCGAAGCCAGCTCGCGCAGAACGCGTCGGTGTCGTTGTAGTAGACGAGGTTCACGTGTCTTCGATCTTGATCGGGAAAATGTGACAAGAGATCTCGAACGAGACCGCGGCTTGTACGCAGTCCCACGTCCCGACGCTCTTCGTCGGGTGCGGAAACGCAAGACACAAGACAACGTCATGCGTGTCGTGCGCCGCAAGGCACATCTGCCGGTTCCGCCGGGGTCCAGCGGCTTTGCCGTGCGCGCGCCACTCCGCCTTGAACGTACGAACGTGAAAACCGCGATCAAACACGTGCTTTGATACGACCTTGTCCACACCGCGGGCGCTCCCCTCGTAGAGCACTGGCGATGCGAAAGCGTCCTTCACGAAATACATGTCCACGGCAGTCGTCACCTTCGCCGCTTGCGCACTGCTCAACGGACCCCGCCAGCCCGTCACGATAATCCCGACGCTCACGCGACGTCCCTCGTGAGCATGGTCTTGAGACGCGTCTTGCGGTGGCCGTCGTCGTTGTTCGTGCTGGCGCGCTCGATGCCATCGTGGTCGCCGACGAGGATGACGCCCGTCTGCGCGCGCGTGATGGCCGTGTAGATGAGCCGACGGCTCAGCATGTAGTCGTGCGAGCTGTGACAGACGACGAGGACCCAAGCAAATTGCGAACCTTGCGCGGAGTGGATTGTAATCGCGTAGCCGAGCTGAAGGTCGTACACCGGGATGCTGACGACGTCTGACGCGCCCGTCAGTGGGTCTTCGTGGCCTTCGAACGCAACGCGCACTGCCGGCGCATCCTGGCCGACGTACGGAATGTCGACGACGACGCCCATCTCACCGTTCATCACATTCGCGTGGTAGTTATTGCGCTTGTTGATGACGCGGTCGCCCGCGCGAAGCACAAAGTCGTGACCGCCTTTACCGCCGCTCACGGCCCACTCCGCGGGCTGCGGGTTGAGCCGCATTTGAACTTGTTCATTGACGTTCCAGATCCCCGCGCCGCCGCGGCGCTGCGGGATCAAGATCTGCACGTTACCGTCGCCCACAGGCGGCGCGTCGTACTTCCAGTCTGCGAGCGTCGAGACCGCGGCGTTCGCAGCATCGAAGGCGTTGTCCTTGATGTCGATGAAATGAAAGTCGTCGCGGCCAGGCGTCGCCGTGAGCTCAATCGGCTCACCGCGGTTGAACCGCTGGGCGTTACGACACACCCAGCTCTGCTGCGCAGCCCGGTGAAGCGTTTCGAGGCGAACAACGGCCGCCTGCTTGGATTCGATGATGTCTGACAGGACACTCCCGGGCCCCACGGACGGAAGCTGATCGACGTCGCCGACAAAGACGATGCGCGCCTCGGGCGCCGCTTTGAACAGCGCCGCCGCGAGCCGCACATCGACCATGGACGCTTCGTCCACTACGATGAGACAGCGGCCGAGGGGCTCGAGGGGGTTACCCTCAATATCGACGCGCTCGAACACATCGCCGCCTTTCCAGCCTAAAAAGCGGTGCATCGTCATCGCCTCGCGACCCGTCGCTTCCTTCATCCGCACCGCAGCCTTACCTGTGGGCGCGATGAGGTGCGTCGGAAGCTCGACGCCCGCAAGCGCTTGTTTGAGGCAAGTGCTTTTCCCGGTGCCCGGGCCGCCCGTGATCACGCCAAACTCAGCGTCCGCAACGAGCTCAACGGCCTCCCGCTGCTTCGGGTCGAGCTGGAAATCACTCGGAGGCATCGTCAACGTCCAGTTTTGGAAGACGATCGTTGAGCTTCAGCACCAAGGCTGTGTACGCAGTGTGCACTTTACGCTGTTCCACCTTCGCGGTGCCCAGCGCGCTCTTTGCGTCGCGCACGCGTTTGTCGACCGCAGCGACGTCCGCAAGCGCGTCATTGATTTGCGCCATCAAAGCGCTGCGCTTCGTGGCGTCGTCATCACTCATGGCCATTGCGGGGCCTCCTTAGAATCTCGCTCGCAATCGTTTGCTCGGCTTCGAACATGTCGAGCGTCGACACACTGTCGTCCATCGTGACGACCCACCGGCACGTCTGCATCTCGCGAAAAATGGGATCAAAGTCTTTGATCTGAAGAAGCTGCATCGCTTGGTTACGCACCGTCACGAGATCGGCGCACGTGTGACCGCCCTTCTGGCACGCAGCGCGCGTGACCCACCAAAGCGTCATCCCGATGCGATTGGGGTCGTCGTCCGCAAAGCCTTGCTCTCGACCACACATGTCGATTTGCGCCCACGTCGCGGCGGCCAGACGAATGAGCTCGTAGGGGCGCGTCTCGACGACGTCTGCGAAATCCGGCCCGTAGCGCTCGATGGCCTGTTCGATGATCTTACTGTCGAGACCGAGGTCGAAGAGCCAGCGGAGAAGCTCCGGGTCGAGCTGCTCGCGCGCGAGCGCATCCTGCATCGCGCTGAGCCGCGCTTCGGTGATCCCCGGGACTTCAAGAAACCGGGCGGGCTCCGTCTCGAGCACGTGAATGCACTTATCCCCGAACAGCTCGATGATGTGCTTGGCGCGAACAGGGCCCACCTCGGGCAGCCGCGTCAGCCAGATCTCCATGCCGCTTGGCGTTTCGAGATCGGCTTTGTCCATCTCGAGCGGAAAGCCCGCGTGGACGCGAAACTGCCAGCCGTACGTGCTGTCGTTTTCCCATTCGCCCCGAACGTAAACGCGTCCTCCTGCGTACGGGGGCGCGTGGAAGACGCCCACGCACGTGAGCGGCTCGCCGTCTTCGGTCTCACACGCCAGGATAAACCACGCGCCCTTAGCGAAGCGCACGTTCATGACGCGCACTTCAGCGTTGCCCAAGAAACTCTCGACCTTGACGGCCTTCGGGAACGACCGACGCGCGTATTTTCTGCCGTAGTAGCCCATCAGTCCCAGTCCCGCGGGTTTCGAACGATCCAGCCGTACTTCGCCATCCCCTCGGCGAAAAGATCCGCGCGCGGGCCCACGTAGCTGAGCGCACTCGACCACGGCGCTTGCCATGGCGAGCCCACAAACTTGATGCCGCCGCGCCAGAAGAGAATCGCGTCCGATGGCGCGACCCACTTTTGCCACCAGTTCGTTCGCGTCCTGACGGGCCACAAGGACACGTTTTCATCGCCCCCCTCGTCGCCTGCCATCTTCTCCGCCCACGGCGCACACGCGCTTGTAGGCCCGTTACAAAAGACGACGCCTTGATCTCCCCAGTCGAACGCGTAGGCGTCGCCTTTGAGGTAGAGCGTCGTCGCTGTTTCAGATGCGTCGTCCTCTTCAGCCGCCCACAACGTCGACCAATAGTCGGGAAGCAAGATGACCGTATCCGCAGGAACAGGACTGGCGGGGTTGCCGAACGGGTCGAGCCCAAAGCGATCGATACGCAGCGCCTCGAGCACCGGCTCGTACACCGCGGCCGGTGTACAGTGCGTGTCGTTCGTGCCGAACGTGTGTTCGCTACGTCCCACGGCGACTCCGATGCAACCCACGCGCCTTATCCAGCTCAAACCGCGCAAGCGACACGGCAAGCGACGTCCGATCGTAGATACACGCGATAGTCGCAGCGAGAAGGAACGCCGCGCACGCTGAACAGAGGCATTGCTTTTTCGACACGAAAGGTACACCCGTCTTGTCAACGTCCAAAAATGACGCGGGATAAACCCAACCCACCGGCGGCGTTTTGCTCGTCGTATGGGCACACGTGTCGCAAAGGTCACAGGACCATGCGATCTCCACATATTTTTCGACAACGTCACGTCCCATCAGACGCCTCGTCTTCCGTCGGCAACTGGCCTGTGCGCAAAATACTGCGAAGATCTTCGCAAACAGCGCGAAGCGCTGAAGCCTCCGCGCCGCCGCGAAGCGCGCCAACGTCGTTCGCAGATTGCTCGAGACGCCACGCATACGTGAGAATCACTGCGTGAAGCGCGCGCTCTGATCGCGTGCGTGGCAGCCTCGGAACAGGTTCCGCAGGCGCGAGTTTCCCAAAACGGACAGACCGCACAGCGCCGTCTTTGAGGAAGTGCCGTTCGACGTAGTGCGGATCAAGGCCGTCTGGCGCCTCGCGCCGGGGCCACGCGCCCATGACCATCACCATGCACTCGTGAGAACACACGTCCGGGACTTCCCAAATATCGAGCGGCAACGTTTCATGCGCGTGCGGCCCACGTCCGTACGCCAGCATCGAATCAAAGCAAGTCACCAAGAACGTACCGGATATGACAAGCGGCTCATTGCACGCAGTACACCGCACGGTTGTTTGATCGGTCACGGTCAGGTTCCTTTCGTCGTCGTGGTCCATTCGCGAGGAGTCGAACCTCGACAGGACAGCGCGCTGACGCCCTGTTGCCCCACGGTGGTTGACCCGTTGGTGGGTTCCTGCCGTTCAGCCGAATGGTAAAGAACGCACCAAGGTGCGCTCGTGTGTCAGTGCGGCGCGGCGATCAAGCTTTCCTTCTTCTGAAAGAACTCGATCGCGTAACCGAAACTGTGTAGGACCGCGCGCGCCGCGGGGCTCGTAGCGAACGCAATCACGTCGATGCCGTGCTTGAGCTCGTTCAGCGTCCCCGCTTTCGCCAGGTCCTTCGGTGCGTTGACCTCGGCGATGGATTCCCCAGAACGCATGTCGATGACACGGAAACCAAAGCGTGGATGGTGCTTTCGTTTCTCCGCGTCAACGGCGTCCGTGAGCACCGTACCGAGCGCGTCCTGCTGGAGAAGCTCGATCGTCGCGATCTCCCGAATGCGCTCAGGCGGCAGGTCCGGCGCGAACGCATGGATGAGCGACGCGATCATGTCGACCGCCGCGGTCATGTGGGCCGCAACCTCCGGCGGCAGCGCCTCCGGAGGTTGCTGACCACCACTGCTGTTGTCGCCGCTCATCGACGAGGCCGTGGCCGACGTCGGCCACCGTTCTGCGCTGGAGGCGCCGGAGCGGGCGGCGGCGGTTCCGGCGCTGCCGCCGTGGACTTACCGTCGTCCTCTTCCTCGACGTAGTCAGGATCGCGCGGATTGACGAAGTCGTTGTTGATCCGGCCGTTGTACTCGCGCTGCTTCACGTAGTACTCGACCGTGCGTCCGACGAGATCATCGCCATCGAAGACGATGTTGTCGCGGCCTTCACCGTCCTGGCCCTTCGACGTGTACTCGATGCCGAGCGCGTCGAGGAGACCACGAAGGTTCCAGCCCGCCGTGGGCACGAGTGAGTACCAGGTCTTGCACGACTGGCCCTCGCGCGGGCCGTTGAGGATCTTCAGCGTCAGCTCGAGCTGCGGCTTTTCGTTCTTCGACGCGCCCACCTCGTAGCTCTCGATCTCGAAGAGCGCCGTGCCCTCGGGGAGCGGCTCGAACGAGCCGCCAGTGCTCTCGCCGGCTGTGAAATTGATCTGTGGCATTTTTCCGTGACTCCTACTTTTTTGTGTTGCGTTTGGTTTGTCTAGGAATCGCTGATGAGCGACTCAAAGTTTCGAAAATCGAAGTTGTTGACGGACTCGGGAAAGTTCGAAAAGCGCGAGCGCGCAGGCCAGCCGGCGAACTTCCGAAAGTGCATCGTGTAGACGTCGTTCTTCTTACCCTTGTGCGTTTCGCAGTACGCGATGACGTCGCACGAGCTCGGCATGAGAAGCGCGTTCTTGCCCGTGATCATCGGGATGTTGCCCTTCTTTTCGTCCACGGCGGCGAGCGACGTGTAGACCGTGTGCACATCCATGTTGCAGAGCGTCGAATGGATGTTCCGCAGGTGGTTCGAGACAAGCCCCCAAGCCTGCTGATCCATCTTGATTTCGCCGCCGCGCGAGATGTCTTCGACGACGAGCTCGCAGTAGTGGCTGAGGTTTTCGATGACGATGGTCTCGTACGGAAACGCTTCGTGCGCTGCGTCGTCGTTATTCGCTTCGAAGTGCCGAAGCATCAGAAGGTACTGCTCGGTGAGCCAACCGAGCGTCTTTTCCATCTCCTGCCGATTCGCGATGAGTGTGTACGGCACGTCGAGGCCGCGCAGCGTGAGAATCGAGTTCTCGTTCCGCGGCAAGATGAAGAACGGACGCGGGAAGCTACTCGCGTTTTTCGTTTTGCCGCTACCCGACTCGCCGTAGAGAAACCACCGCGTGTACGGCGTGTCGATATCCTGCGCATTGAAAACCTGGATCATTGCGTTTCCTCTTTCGTGACAAACCCGAGCGGCGGCGGACGCCGTAAGAACTGCGCGACGCTCACGTCAGGCCAGCCATGGCAGACGTCGAAAAACTCGCACTTCTTGAAGTAGTGCATCGGGCCCGAGCAGTTGCCGAGCGCCTTGGGCCATCCGTGCCGTTCGAACGTCGGTACAACAGCGTTCCACGCGCGAAGCGACTCTTCGAACGCCACGATGTGCTTATTCGACGGACAGACGTCCACGCGCTGATGCTTTGGCGTCTTCGTCTTGCTCGTCAGGTTGATCGTGACGCCCTTGAGCGTCGGGTACTGCGTGAGATCAACGCACGCATGAAGAAGCCACACCTGGCCGACGATCTGTTGGTCGAGCTGATAGCCTTCGATGAGATCCTCGGTGAAGCTCTTGGCCGTGTTGTGCGTGATGAGGTCATTGGCGACAAACTGATGATGCGTAGGCATCGACAGGTCGTATGTCATCTCACGACCTTTGACGAATACAGACTTTACGCGCTGCCAAAGCAATTCGGGCGCGTCCACGTCGCAAAGCCCAAGGCGTTGCAACGTCGACAGCTCAACCGCAGTTGCACCGCGCGACAGCCGAAACCCCGCAGCGCTGAGTCGATCACGACCAACCCAATCAACAGGGACCACACGATCATCGCCCTCTTTAACCGCAGCACGCGCGTCCAAAAGCGCATTCAGTGCGTACTTCGGCGCGTCGATTCGCCCTTCCACCACCGCCGTCAAGAACGCGCGCTTCATCGTGCGCCCCACTACCTTAGTCGTCCAGTACGGACGGCGACCGCCACGGTACGCAACGGACGACTGGCACACTGTGCTGTCCAACCCCAGCCGGAGTAGAAGCGTCTGAACGCCACGACATAACGCTTCAGACCGCGACGCGTACGCAATTCGGACTTTCTGTTGCGTCGAGCCATTCCGCGTCTCAGCAAAAACATCAACACAACCGTCGGTGCTCCACAGAGCACCAAGCAGCAAACCCACCTGCCGATCCGGCAACGAAAAAAACGCCGATGGGATAAACTTTTCGGCAGCACGACAACGGTCAACACCGTGTTGCCGCAAAAACTGCCGCAACTTTGCACCAAGCGAAATAGTGACAGCACCGCTTCGCGGATCCCGCCGCTCGTGCTGTCCATAGCCTTGCTGCGCGGCGAGCACCCGCACACGGTCAAGTGTCGGACCCTCACTTTTTGTGAAGCGCCCAGCGCGCATCGTACCGTCACCAAGCATGTAGCCCATAAGCGCTACATCAGCGTCAGGTATTACAGCGCTAGCCGCAGGACCGACGCCAGTCGTCGCTGGAGAAGCCACCCAATCACCAACGTGTAAGGCCGCTGCTGGAACCCACCCACGCGCAGTTAGAAATGGATGGTTATCCGAAGCGTCCAAAAACCGACCAGAACTAGTCGTCACGCGGTACACGTCGCGAACACCGTTGGGCGTTACAACAGCCGAGACACTTTCACCGTCAGTCCCCGTGTAAACGCGCACAGGCTGTCCGACGAGTGTCGCAAGCGCTTGCAATTGTCCAGTCGCCGCGTTCCAAACCATCGAATCGCCCGCTAGACATTTGTGCTCGACCACCCAGAGGCCGCCGCGCGCGTAGTCTTCGACGATGAGATCGAGCCGCGCGCTGTATTCCATCGCCCCCTGCTGAAAACCAGGCGTTCCAAACGCGCCCCCGCTATCGGCGTACGCGAGCGTCTCTTCGACGGCGACGATGCGCCACTTGTCCGCGCGTCGGTAACAGTCGAGGTACGACGCGAGCATCCGTTCGAGCTCGGCGTAGGTGTCTTCGTAGCCCGGCTCGACACTCATCGGGTAGACAGCGCGCCAGGCCATCTTCTCCGCGTCGCTCGTCGCGCCCCAAAAGTAGTCCGCGCTCGCGATATCCGGACGCGCCGCGGTCGTTCCGAGCGCGTGCTGATGGGCCTGAATGCACCGGTAATAGACCTCGAGCGCGTAGTGGAACGTGAGACCCACGGTGAGTGCTTCTTGGTCGCCCTCCTTCTTGATGCCGACGATGTTGCGCAGCGCATGCTCCCGCGGGCAGCCGCGAACGACCTTCCAGTACGAGTTGCCTCGCGGCGACGCACCCGGATCGGGAATGTTCAACACGACGTCCGGCGGCCGGCGATCCTTATTGAACTGCGGCTTCCGCGGGGGCGCGCCTGGGATCGTGATGAGCGTCATCGTGAACCCGCGTCGGCTACGTCGGCAAGAACGTGGAGATCACAGCGGTACTGGTAGGCCCCATCGCATACGAGCCGCAGGCGCCACCGCGCGTGATGATCGCACCTCGCGCAGTAGACCTGATTGTCGTGAGCCAGTGTCTCCCACCCATACGCACGAGGATTGGGCACCGCCATCGCCGCAACGCTGAAATCAAATGGCACCGGCACGATCGCCCCGCGCGGTGGGTAAAGCGCTTCGAGCGCTTCGATAACATGGCGACGCTCCTCGTAACTAAGCGAACCGAGCTCACTGATGATGACAGTCATGACCCCGTCCAGCATCGTGCAATCAGTCATGTCGTCACCCAATGGATCACGACGCATGGCACAAGACACACGTACCAGTGTAGGCCGTCCGGGCGTCGGTCCCAGAACAGACCCACCCACAGATCACGTGGCTCCCACTTCATCTTCATCGCCATCCCCGTTGCGTAATGAACTCGAACGCTTCTTCGTCGGACGCGAACTTGTAGTCGAACAGCTCCGTGAAGACCGTGACGCCCACGGCGGGGCCCGACGCGATGAGCACCGTACGCCCTGCTATGTAAGCCGCACCCGCTTCGAACCAACAACCTCGACCGCCCTCCGCAGGCACGAGAAACCAAAACACGTTCGCCCCAAACATCGCGTTGAGATCACCACGCGCCGCCGCGTGTCGAACATCAGACTCGAGATCAGCCTCCCGACTTTGATCACCGCCCGTGCTGTCGTCGATGAGTTTCACCCAGTTGTGCGCAACGTGAAGCGCAGGCGCAGCCTCGATCTGCGCCATGGCGCGTAAGACACGCTCCCGATCACGGTACGCACCGGCGATGTAGACGGAGAAACTCACGCGCGCTCCAAGAGGTACTGCACAATGCGCTCGAACGCAGCGTCAGTATCGTGTACGGTCGACGTCAGTGCGCGCACGCGCGCGATGTCCTTTTGAAGGCCGTCCGCGCCATACGCGACAGCGAACTGACGCTTTTTGATTTCTTCGCGCAGTACACGAAGATCCTCTGAAAGTCGCACGCTGTAAATTCCAGCCTGCGCCGCGCGATCCGCAAACCGATCGAGCTTCGCGCGAACGTAGGTCGGGCAGCCCGGTCCCAACATGCCGTTACCGCAGTTGTAGTCGTGCGCGTGATGTTCGCCACACGCGGTGTACTCCTTCCAACAGCGCGCTGTATGCTGATGGCCAACACCGTCACTCACGCGTCACCGCCTTCCGTACGCCGAAACGCCGCGAGGGCTTCTGCGACGTCCGCTTTGGCGCGCACGTCGTCGATCACTTCGCGCGTACCGACCGTCGTCTGAATGTGATTTGGCAACTCGTCGACCGCGTGCAGCGCAATCAAGTGAAGCCTCTCGAGGAGCGCGTCGGCTGCGCGACGCTGCTCGACCGTTGTCGCCTCGGCGTACGCCGCTTTCTGCGCAGCTTCGAAAAAGAATTCCGAGACCACCACGAAGACAGGAACAGCAATCGCCAGCGGAACACCACCGTGTGCCGCTTTCACAATGACGTCCGCCGCGCACGCGAGCATGAACTCACGGCATTCACACGGGTCCCCTCCGCTTTCGAGGTGCTCAGCGGTTCGACGAAACTCTTCGAGGATGTCTTTGAAGTTCAGCTTCTTTTTCACTTCCGGCATGACGCACCCCCGACCTTGACCGCCGTCTCGATTGCATTCGCAAGATGGCTCAGCGTATTTGCGACATCGCGCACCGCAATCCACAGCGCCGCATCGACAGTGCCGTCCGCGGCGCCTTCAGGTGGCTGGTTCTGCGCAGCGGCGAGTGCATCGCGAACAATGCTCGTTGCCAAGCGAAGCTCTTCTGGCGTGGGCAGCGCCCGCAGAAACGCGACCAGACTTTCAAGCTGCGAGGCCCCGTGAATTTCTACGAAGCCCGGGGGCAATGTGTCGTACGGCACAACCAAACGCACACCGCACCGTTCACACGCGTACTGATCGCCCAAAGGATCCCAAGCAACTTTGGCACCGCCGCACGGCACGTGCCGAATCGCCACCGTAAAATGAAGTGTCATGACCACCATCCCAATAGACGTTCGATGTCGGCCTCGACTGACGAAGCCGCGGTGAACTCTTCGAGGCCCAGCTCCTCGGCAGCGTCTTGGGCCGCTGTGATGCCCATCATCTCGCTGATCGCGTCCGCCTTGCCTGCGAGCGTCGCGGCGAAAAGCACATCGATCGAATCGGGACAGACCATCCACGTCGACTGCACGGGCTTGTCCTGACCAATGCGATAAACGCGCGCCTCCGCCTGAAGGATGTCCGACGGCACCCACGACAGATCGTGAAGCAACACGTGACGCGCCTTGGTGAGCGTGACGCCTTCCTTGAGCGCGTCGAGCGTCGAAATGAGCACGCCGCCGTACTTCTGGAACTCGCGAACCGACGCGTCACGCGCATCTTGGGAATAGCCGCCGTGCACCGTGAAAACGTGATCGTGCTCGTAGGGTCCCGACCGCGCGAGCTGTTCAACGGTCGCGCGCTCCCAGACGAATACGACCACCGAATCGCCAGCCCTGACCGTGTCGTAGACGTACGCAGTCGTCGCCCCGAGCTTGCCGCGCGACGTGAGCTTCCGGAGCTTCGTGATGGCCGAGAGCGTTCCTTTGCCCGCACGGCGCTCGAGCACGGCGCGCACGAGGTTGTCTTTGCCGACGCCTTGGACGATGCCGTCGTAGGTCTCGCGCCGCTTGTCGTCGAGCTCGACGTTCATGAGCTGACGCGTGAGCTTCGGAAGCTTCACGCCAGCGTCTTCAATCGTGCGCCGGATGTACCGCGTCTTCAGGCGCGTTTGAAACTCTTCGATGTGACTCGGCTCGCCATCTTGGTAGCCACCAAACTGCTCCTGGTACTGCGCGGAGCTGTAGCGACGTCGGAAGTCAACAGGCGAGCCCCACGAACGCTTACCGTCGAGCACGGTGAGCGGCCACCACAGCTCCGACGGCCGGTTCGCCATCGGCGTCCCCGTGAGACCGATACGAAACGGTGCGCAGCCCGCAATCGCTTGCGCGGCGCGACTTCGCTGATTGCGTCCACCCTTGATCCAATGACACTCGTCGAGGATGACAACGATCGGTGGGCCGTTGGGACCGCGCTGAAGAAACGTCGTCCAGTGATGCGCGATATCGTAGTGAACGAAGAACCACACAGCAGCGTCCCAGTCGATGGGCTTCTTTCGTGGATCGTGGCCCTCCGCGAAGAAAAACTCAGCTTCACTTTCGATCGCGCCCACCGCCAAAAGCTCACGACGCCACACGTCGCGCGTGTACTTGGGCCCGATGACAATACGATGTCGATCGAGCCCGTTCTGCAACGCCAGCGTTTCGGCTGCATCAATTGCGGCGGCCGTCTTGCCCAAACCCATCGTGTCCGCGCAGAGGCCGCCACCATTTTGAACAAGAAAACCTGCCGCCAACCGCTGGTGCTCGTACAGTGGACGCGCTGCAACGAACGCCCGCCCAGGATTGAAGAGATGAAACCGAACCGAGCCTGTGACACGGACGCTACGAACGAGCTGCTGCCACGCCTCGAGGCTCCACGCGTTCCGGGGCGCTGCGAGACACGCGCGTGTCTCTTCTTCGCGCAGCTCAACGCCTGGCACATCGCTCAGATCACTGATGAGCAATGTGGCTTCACGGCTGAGCTCGTCGTCGTCATCTGACCACGAAAGCTCTGCCCATCCACGGGATGGGTAGTCGAGTCGCACGCGTCCGGTCTCCCTCCCCTCGCCGCCCCCATTTGGTGTTTGGGGTTGGTATTGCTCACGGAGCAGCGAAGAGGAGTCGACCTTGCCGCACGACGCAAAACACGTCAAGGGACTTTTCGGATTTTTTTGAAGATCGCAACCAACTTCACGTCC